GAGACGGCGCCCGTCGTGATCGGGGTTGACCCGGCGCGGGGTGGGGCGGACAGCACGGTCATCGCGGTGCGGCAGGGGCGGGACATCGTGGCGATCCGTCGGTACAAGGGCGACGACACGATGACGACGGTCGGGCACGTCATCGACGCGATAGAGGAGTTCAAACCGGCGCTGGTGGTGCTGGACGAGGGTGGTCTGGGGTACGGGATACTTGACAGACTGCATGAGCAGCGGTACAAGCAGGTTCGCGGGGTGAACTTCGGGTGGAAGTCCAAGACGCCAGCGGTGTACCAGAACAAACGGGCTGAGATGTGGGGCCTGATGCGGGACTGGATCAAGACAGCGAGCCTGCCGAAAGACAAGACGCTCAAAGCTGACTTGATCGGGCCGACCGCCAAGCCTAACTCGTCCGGGTCACTGGCGCTGGAGTCGAAGAAGGACATGAAAGCGCGGGGTCTGGCCTCGCCCGACGCAGCCGACGCCATCGCGGTGACGTTTGCGTATCCTGTAGCTCATCGGGAATACAATGAGCGCACCGAACGCCGTGTTAATGCGCAAGGCCGCGTTGCGGCAACCTCTTGGCTAGGAGCCTAATTGTGCCGCTTACCAAATCAGCCAGCCAAAAAGCCTTTGAAAAGAACGTCAAGGTTGAAGTGGCCTCGGGAAAGCCCGTGAAACAGGCCGTGGCGATTGCGTATGCAACAAAACGGGCGGCGCAGGCCAAATCCAGCCCAAAAGGTAAGAAGTAATGGCTGACTATTCTGGTGTAGCCGCAGCGGGTAACGTGGCCGCTGGACCGAACCGCCGCAAGGGCGAGGGTAAGAGCACAGAGGACGTTCTGGCGACCGCTCGGGCTCGGCTGAACATGGCGATTTCCGCCCTGTCGGAGTCTCGGGAAGACGAGATCGACGACCTGAAGTTCTACGCAGGCTCGCCGGACAACCATTGGCAGTGGCCTGCGGACGTTCTGGCGACCCGTGGCGCGGTGCAAGGGCAGACGATCAACGCTCGCCCGACGCTGACGATCAATAAGCTGCCGCAGCACGTCCACCAGGTCACCAACGATCAGCGCCAGAACCGGCCTGCTGGCCGGGTCATCCCGGCTGACGACAAGGCAGACGTGGACGTGGCCGAGGTCTACAACGGCATGGTGCGTCATATCCAGTACATCAGCGACGCTGATGTGGCGTATGACACCGCTTGCGAGAACCAAGTGGCGTACGGTGAGGGGTATATCCGCATCCTGACCGAGTATTGCGACGAAAACACGTTCGATCAGGATCTGAAGATCGGTCGGGTGCGTAATTCGTTCTCCGTGTACATGGACCCGCTGATCCAAGACCCCTGCGGGTCGGATGCGAAGTGGTGCTTCATCACGGAAGACCTGCCAAAGGCCGAATACGAGCGCATGTACCCCAACGCAGCGCCAATTACGACGCTGATGAGCCTGGGCGTGGGCGATCAGTCGATCAGCCAGTGGCTGAACGACGATACGGTGCGAATTGCCGAGTATTTTTACGTTGAGTACACCAAAAAGACGCTGAATCTGTACCCTGGCAACCTGACGGCCATCGATGGCACGCCAGAAGACCGGATGCTGAAGGCTCAGTTCGTCCGTCCGCTGCGCAGCCGCGAGACGGAGCTGAAAAAGGTCAAGTGGTGCAAGATCAACGGCTACGAAATCCTCGAAGAGTCGGACTGGGCGGGTAAGTACATCCCAGTTGTACGGGTTGTCGGCAACGAATTTGAAGTCGATGGACGCCTATACGTCAGTGGGCTGGTGCGCAACGCCAAAGATGCGCAACGCATGTACAACTACTGGGTATCTCAGGAAGCTGAGATGCTGGCCTTGGCCCCCAAAGCACCGTTTATCGGTTACGGCGGTCAGTTTGAGGGCTATGAGACCCAGTGGAAGACTGCCAACACCCAAAACTGGCCGTATTTGGAGGTCAATCCGGACGTTACGGACGGTCAGGGCAACATCTTGCCTCTGCCAGCCCGTGCGCAGCCCCCAATGGCGTCCAGCGGTCTGCTGCAAGCCAAGGCTGGGGCGTCTGAGGACATCAAATCGTCCACTGGCCAGTACAACGCCTCGTTGGGCATGGGCTCCAACGAACGGTCTGGCAAGGCCATTCTGGCTCGACAAAAGGAAGGCGACGTTGGTACATATCACTACGTCGATAACCTTGCTCGGGCTGTCCGTTACGTTACTCGTCAGCTTGTTGACCTGATCCCGAAGATTTACGACACCGAGCGGATCGCTCGCATCGTGGGTGAGGACGGCGAGGTCGATAACGTCAAGATCAACCCGATGCAGCCGGAGCCGGTCAAAAAGATCGTCAATCCGCAGACTGGCGCGTTGATCGAGAAGATTTACAACCCCGGCGTGGGGAAGTACGACGTTGTGGTCACGACTGGCCCTGGCTACGCTACCAAGCGTCAAGAAGCGCTGGAAGCGATGGCTCAACTGTTGCAGGGCAACCCGCAACTGTGGGCTGTGGCGGGCGATCTGTTCGTCAAGAACATGGATTGGCCGGGTGCTCAAGAGATGGCCAAGCGGTTCGCCAAGACCATCGACCCGAAGGTGCTGGCGGATGACGATGATCCCGCTCTGTCGGCTGCGAACCAGCAGATCGAGGCGATGAACGCTGAGTTGCAGCAACTGCACGGCATGTTGCAGAACGTCCAGCAGAGCATGGAAGCGCGTGACTTGGAGATCAAGGAGCACGCCAACATGATCAAGGCCTACGACGCTGAAACCAAGCGGATCTCGGCGCTGCAAGCAGGCATGACCGAGCAGCAGATCCAAGACATCGCTATGGGTGTGGTGGCTGCTGCGATGGAAAGCAACGATTTGATCTCTGGCGACATGGAATCACGCGAGAATCCGGTCGAAGAGCAGCAAGAGTACGGCGGGATGCCTCAACAAGGAATGCCTCAATGAAACCTGCTGATTTTGTAGGCGCACTGTTTCTGGCACGGGATGTGGCCCATTCCGTGCATCTGAACACCCGCAGCTTCGCCAAACACATGGCGCTGAACACGTTTTACGACGAGATCGTGGACCTGGCAGACAAGTTTGCCGAGGCGTACCAAGGGCGGCACGGGCTGATCGGCCCGGTGAGCCTTCTGGGGGCCAAAAAGACGGGCAACATCATCGATTTCTTGGATGAGTCCCTGAAAGAGATCGAAGGTGCCCGATACTCGGTGTGCGACAAAACCGATACGGCCATGCAGAACATCATCGACGAGATCGTCGGGCTGTACCTGTCCACGCTGTACAAACTCAGGTTCTTGGCCTGATAGGACGCAAAGATGCCAACCGTTTCATACAACAAGTTCCAGCCTGGTGTCGAGGGCCTGCTTGAAGGCGTCAACTGCGGCACGGATTCGTTCGCCATCAAGCTCGCCAGCGCGGTCAACGCCTCGGCGGGCACGTTCACTGAGGTCGCCAACGGCAACGGTTACACCACGGGTGGCAACTCTGCTGGCACCAACAGCACGCCTACGCAGTCGGCTGGAACGTACACGGTGACGCTGTCCAACCCGGCAACATGGACGGCGACAGGTGCCGTGGGGCCATTCCAGTACGCAATTCTGACCGATACGACGGCGGGCGTGAACCTGGGCTACTACGACTACGGGAGCGCCATCAGCTTGGCCTCGGGTGATACGTTTACGTTCACCTTCTCCGCTGGCGCATTCTCGGTGGCGTACGCATGGCGATCAAAACAACTGACCGCGTTCAGGAGACTACCAATACCACGGGTACTGGCACGCTCACGCTGGCCGGTGCAGTCGCTGGTTACCAGAGTTTTGCTGCCATCGGCAACGGAAACTCGACGTATTACACCATCACCAGTGGTAATGATTGGGAAGTAGGTCTTGGAACGTACACGGCGTCGGGTACGACACTCAGCCGTGATACGGTGTATTCCTCCTCGGCTGCTGGTGCGAAGATCAACGTTGCTGCGGGCGCAAAGGTGTTCGTCACCTACCCGTCCGACGCATCAATCACCAACACGCACGGCCACTTTGACGGTCCGTTTACAGGCTCGTACATCGATGGCATCGTCATTGACTACGACACCTCAACTGGTAATGGCCGGATCAGCGTTGGGGCATCGGACGGTATCAAGTTCTACAACGGAGGCGTTGGCAGCAATTTGCTTGGCGAAGCCCTGAACAACGGCAACTGGGATTTCAACGGAACCGTTACTGTTGGGCTTGGCACTGCAATTGGCGGAATTACAAACCCGCTGATTTCGGCTAACGGTAACGCAAACAACTACGTTGAAGTCTATTCACACAACGATAACGCAGGCACAAGTGCTTCTGCCGACGTGGTTGTGTACCCAAACAACGGCACTGATGCTTCAGGTTGGGCCGACTTTGGGGTAAACAGTTCGGGATACGCAGACGCAACCTATACCTTGTCAGGTCCAAATGAGGGTTACTTGCTTATGTCGGCCCCGTCAGGGTCAAGCACGACAGGCAACTTTGTTTTTGGCACGGACTCAACGGGTACATCCAATGCGTTCCAGTGGTACGTAGGCGGCTTTACGCAGACCAAATCTGCGTACAAGATGCAGCTTGATGGCACCAACTTGACGTTGGCCCTGCCGTTGAACTCGACGGTTGCTACGGGCACGGCACCATTCACCGTTGCCAGCACAACTCAGGTTGCCAATCTGAATGCAGCGACGGCGGGCACGGCAACCAACGCCACCAACGTAGCGAACACGGGTTCAAACACGACCAATGCGTCCTATTACCCGACGCTGGTGGCTAACAACACCACCAGCAACCAAGGTGTAAGCACCGCTGCGCTGTTCTCGTACAACCCGTCAACGGGCATCATGAACGTGCCTGCGGTTGACTTGGACGCGGGGACAGCCACTCGGCCTCCAGCTTTGCTCGTAGCGGGTACTAACCTTACGACAGCCGCAGCAGGCGCAGTCGAGTACGACACCGCCAACACGATTCTGTACTTCACGGGCAATACGACCAACGGTCGCGGCCTGATCCCGACCACCCAGTATTTCCGTCTTGCGGCTAACGGTTCCGCGATTGCCACAACGATCTCGCCGTTCTTTGGAGCGAACTCATCCATTCCGTTGGTAGCTAACGGCGTGTATGAGATCGAGATGGGAATCTATTACAGCCGTACCACCGCTGGCACGGTTGTTTACACGCTGACCAACTCCACCACCGTTACCAACATGACGGTGTACATCCAGCATTCGCCGGTAGCGGGTTACACGGCGGTGCCTACTGCCAGTGCGGTTGCGATGGGCGCTCTGACAGGCCAGACCGCTGCGGCTGTTGCCTTTACTGCCACTGCTTCGCAAACGCTAAACACCAACCAGTTTGCACGGCTCAAGATCATTTTGGAAAACGGCTCGTCTACCAGCGTCCGTCTGAACGTGACCAACTCAGCAGGTACGGTGACCCCGCTGCGCGGCAGCTTCTGGAAAGCTACGCGCATCACCAACGTCGGAACCTACGCGGCGTAAGCCATGTTCGGCTTTGGCCCGTTATCGTCTAGTCCGTTCTCAGCGGTCCCGGCGACAACCACTGCGTACACCCTCACGGGTAATGCAGGGGCCTACACGCTCACGGGCGGCAGCGCCACACTGACCAAAACCACCGGGACCACCAGCTATACGCTGACAGGTCTTGCCGGTAGCTACGCGGTCACAGGTGGCAGTGCCACACTCAAAGCAGCCAGAAGGATCACGGGTAACGCCGGTAGCTATGCCATCACCGGCGGCTCGGCTACGCTCAGTCTTGGCCGGAAGATTACCGGCAACGCTGGCAGCTATGCGGTCACAGGTGGTTCTGCCACCTTGCGTGCTGGCCGTAGCCTAGTTGCTAACGCAGGCTCGTATGCTGTCACTGGCGGTTCGGCAGCGCTCAAAGTTGGCCGCGCATTGACGGCCAGCGCGGGCACTTACGGCCTCACTGGCGGTTCGGCCACACTGGAAGTTGCGTCCCTTTATCCCAACCCGGCTGACGTACGCGCAGGCGTACAATATGGACCGGGTGGTATGTATGTCGGCACCTTGACCGTAGGTGCGGGCGAAACAATAATCCGGCTACGGTCTTTTACGGAAAGATTCTGACATGGCTATCACTCTGAAAGCAATCACCACTCGGCTTGGTTATCAGCAGATCACTTCGCTGAGTTCTGCCACCGGCCTGACCGTGCCGACGACCGACCTGAACGGGCTGGCCTGCCGCCCGTCTCTGGCCATCATCACGGCTGAATCGCAAGCGGTTCGCTGGCGTGACGATGATGTCAACCCGACGGCCTCCGTCGGGATGCCGCTGGCCTCTGGCGCTACGCTGCAATACGATGGCGATCTGACCAAGATCAAGTTCATCGAGCAGACCGCAAGCGCCAAGCTCAATATCACCTACTACGCATAAGAGGGCGATATGGACGTTTTTGACGCATCGGGCGGCATCGACTCTGCCAAGCTGATCGAGTACATCACCACGCAGTTCCCTGGCGAACTGAAGACGCTGATTCAGACCAAGGACGAACTGGCCAAGCGCCAGGGTGCCTTGTCGGCAGTGGCCGAGGCTAACGCCGACCGGGCTGCGGCCAAAGAAGAGCGCGAAAAGGCGGCTGCGGATGCCAAGACCTTGGCAGACGACACCAAGGCCAAGAACGCCACGGCCAAGCAAAAGCTGGCTGATCTGGAGGCCCGCATCGCGGCTTTTGAGGCTCAGGTTGCGGCCAAAGACGCCGAACTGACCCAGCGCGAACAGACGCTGGACAACGACGAGGCCGTGATGGCTGGCCAGGCTCAGAACCTGAACCGTCAAGAGCAGGCACTTGCTGCCCGCGAAGCAAAACTAGCTGCTGACGAAGCATCGCTTCAAGCCCGAGTCAAAGCGTTCCAAGACAAGGTAGCAGCCCTTAGCGCATAAAAGGTAGTCCATCATGGCCGACAAAAAGATTTCCCAACTCACCTCGGCCACTACCCCACTGGTAGGCACCGAGGTTCTGCCCATTGTGCAGAGCGGTGCCACCGTTAAAGCTACTGTTGACTCCCTCGGCGCTGCTGTGGGCTACCTCCCCGCAGGCACCGGAGCCGTCGCCACGACTGTGCAGAC